TCATGCTGTGGACATTATGTCGTTCAAAGGGTTCAGCTCGACGGCCTGCTCAAGATGGTCTGGGGCAAAGTGCGCATATTTCATCGTTTCGCGGATGTTGGCGTGACCAAGAATTTTTTGCAGTACCAGAATGTTCCCGCCGTTCATCATAAAATGAGATCCAAACGTATGGCGTAGCACATGCGTTTTCTGCCCTTCGGTCAACTCGATATTGGTGAGCAGAAGCATCTTTTTGAACTCCTGATAGCAGGGCTTAAACATTTTGCCTTGACGCTGGCTCAATTCATCATAAAGCCATTTCGGGATCGGAACGGTTCGATTCTTTTTCCCCTTCGTTTTGGTGAAGGTTAATTTATAGGGGGAGAGCTGAGAACGGCTAAGCCTTTCCGCTTCCCCCCATCGCGCGCCAGTAGCCAAGCATACTTTTACTATCATCGTCAGGTCAGGTTTGCCGTATCTTTCACAAGCTTGAAGAAGCTGAGGAATTTGCTCACGTGTGAGCCATGACATTTCTTTTTCGGCTTCTTTAAACACCCTAACCCCGTCAAGCGGGTTCGGTAAACTCCACTCACCTAACCTTTTCAGCTCGTTAAAAACAGCTTCAAGGTAATGATGTTCACGGTTAACAGTAATCGGTTTCGCAACCCATTTAGCCGGGTCCTTGTGGTAGCCATTATCTATCTCACCACGGAGACGACGGTCTCGATAATGAGCCCAATCTTTCGCTGTTAGCTGGGAGGCTACTGGGTCGCCTAGGCCATTGCAGATAATATGCAGTTTAGCTAAGCGTGACTTACTTGCGACCAAAGCCTGCCCGTGGAGGTTATGCCAGAGCATGATTAACTCACTTAGCTTTCTGCGATCCTCTTTCTCTGACATCCACGGTTTATTAGCAGCTTGGTCACGGTAATACTGTTCATAGGCAACCGCCTCCCCTTTAGTGGGAAAGCGTTTCCGCACGCGACGGCTATCTCTGCCATCGACACGAAAATCACATAGCCACTCGCCGGAAGTCAGTTTTTTTACTGTCATGATTAAATACTTTTACTCAGGGTAATGAAGACCATACCGACGCAGTTGACCTCTGATACCTGACATTCAAAATTTGAAGCGTCGTTTTTAACTATCAGCTTATTGCCCGGTAAGCGCGCGATATCGTATACATCGCACGTTCCATCCACATCAATTAGCCATCGGCCATTGGCAATATTTTTTGTGTCGAGATCCACAAGCCAGCGAAGGCTGTTTTTCTCTATAAGTGCTGGTTTTTTCACTGAGGCATCAATGAGTGTTTCGTCGCAGTACCACACTCCATCGTTTATCAGATTGCCGGTATGAATATTGAATTTAGCAATCTGTTTTACTCCTTTAAGTGCCTCAGAAGTTGGTTTCGAATCAGTGGTACTCTCATACATCGAGCCAATACCTGTAGCCAGCCATAGAAGCGAGGCGCCGGTTTCAAGTGAGCAGACGATAACTACTTCACCGGGGAAATGCTCTCGGCGTACCCAAGCGCTCATGGTTCCTGATGGAATGTTAAGGTGATCTCCCAGCTCTTTTTGAAGTTTGAAACCGTAAGCATCCAGAATGCGGCGGAGCACAATTTTCCCACCAGAAGCTTCCATCTTTTCGCTCAACGCGATTCCTGATAATTCGCCAGCCGGGCGACCATCAAAACTTGCATTTGCAAGCTGACCCTTTTTAAGCCATACAACATCCGCACCTGTGTCAAGAGCACATTGAACAAGATAGTCACCTGGTAAGCTGTTTCTTTTGAGCCAGTTGTTAACCGTTCCTATCGGAATTCCCACTAAATCAGCATAAGCCTGTCGCGTGCTAACACCATAAGAACTAAGGATTCTTTCGAGAATTTCCCGTACATCTTCAGATGAAGTGACCAAACACACCCCCAAAACAACCAAATGACCACTTTACACATAGCCAATTGGTCACTATTATCAGGCTCAAGCACACCACGAATGTGCGAGAACATACCAAAAAGCAACTTAACCGGAGATATTCACTGATGAATCTTCAAATTGCAATCCCTGCTGGCCCAGACTTTGTCTCTTATGAGGAGTTTGCTGAGCAATACGGGTGTAGCCTAAACACCGTTAAGGAAATGGTTAAGCGTGGCGAATTGCTACTGGTGCCTCGCACTCGTGAAGGTGGCTTAGGCCGAATCAATATGATTGCCTTCCGTGCAAAATTGTTAGCTCAGGCTATCAATTCGCGTTACGCAGTGTTTCAGTAACTTGATTTTGCAAGTTGGAAGGAGCCGCAGCATGTTAGATTTTCGCGTTTCGTCACATTCACACTTCGATGACGCTTGTCGCAAATTCGCCTTGACTCATAACGTCAAGGAGTTAGCAAACAAGGCGGATATCAAGCCCCATACGCTTTACAACAAACTAAACCCAGAGCAACCGCATCAGTTAACACCCCGTGAAATTTGGACGCTGACCGACATTACCGAGGACTCTACTCTCGTTGATGGCTTTTTAGCTCAGATCCACTGTCTGCCATGTGTGCCGGTGAACGAACTAGCAAAAGAAAAATTGCAGACCTACGTCATGCGCGCCATGAGTGAACTTGGGGAACTGGCAAGCGGTGCCGTTTCGAATGAACGTTTAACCCCAGCTCGCAAGAGCACCATGATTGAAAGTGTAAATGCTGGGATTCGTATGCTCTCGCTTTCTGCCCTAGCATTACAGGCTCGCCTCCATGCTAATCCAGCAATGGCCAGTGCGTTAGATTCCGTGAGCGGTATTGGCGCATCGTTCGGGCTGATTTGAGGTGCTTATGCTGAAAAGTGAACCGTCATTCGCGTCTCTGCTCGTTAAGCAAAGCCCCGGCATGCACTACGGCCACGGCTGGATCGCAGGTAAGGACGGCAAGCGCTGGCACCCGAGCCGCTCACAGGCTGATTTACTGGCTGGCCTCTCTACTCAAAAGCAGGGGGAATCATGGCTATCGAAGCTGTTTCCGCGACTGTTCCGCTAAAAGCGGGTGAACGTCTGGCCGGTCTCAATCATGTGGCTGAATTGCGCGCGAAATATTGGGGCGATAGCTGGAAAGAGGTCGAGCGCTTTGTCGATGATATGCGCGATAAACGTGACCCACAATTTGAAGAAAATAATCGGGCGCTGGCCGCTATTTTCTTTCTGGCAAAAATACCGGCGGCTCGTCATGAGCTCGAATTAAGTGAGCTGACTACGGACGAGAAAAAAGCGCTTATTACAGCGATGAATCATTTTCGTGCAGTAGTGAGCTTATTTCCCAAACGGCTAACCATGCCGAACTAATCCAGACAGAAATTTAATGGCGTAAACCCGCCGGGCTTCTTATTGCCCGAAATCAGGAGAGTTAATTATGCGTAATACCGAAACCCTTAGTTTGAACACTGATAGTGATGCGCTGGCCGTATTGCTGACAGATGCAAAAAAAGAAGAGCGTAAAGACCGCGCGCTCGCTGTTTCCATCCGCCTTGAGGCACTGGCGATTCATATCACCAAAGAGGGGATGAGTGGTACCGAAGCCGCCGAACTACTACGCCGTGAGGCCACTCGCTTTGAGAACGAATCACAGGAGCTGCATTAATGGCCGACGCAATGGATTTAGCACAACAGCGTGAGCAGGAAGACCGCGAGCGCCACATCAACACTGCGCGCAGCCGTATCGCTGCGCCTTCCCGTTTTCTTTGCGAAGAATGTGACGCACCAATCCCGGAAGCTCGCCGTATTGCAATTCCGGGCGTGGCCTTTTGCGTGACTTGCCAGCAAATCGCTGAACTCAAATTAAAACATTACAGGGGCGTGTAAATGAGTATTCGTATCGAAGTCGGCGACAAGTGGGTTATTACCAGCGACCAATATCAATTCATCCTGAATGAAAAGAAAGTCGTTAAGACTGGCAATAAAGCTGGCGAGGAATGGCTCGACACTATCGGCTATTACCCAAAAATTAATCAGCTTATTTCCGGCTTGATTCATCACCATATTCATAACTCCGCGATTACCTCTATTGAGTCTATGGTTGCAGAGATTGACCGCATCGGTGAGTTGTGCAGTGAAGCATTTGGTGTCACAAAGCCGAGCGAAAAAATTGGCGGTTGCGATTGGGTGTCCTGGAATGAATTAAGCGCGCGCGGTCTCATCGTTCGTATCAACAAAGAGATTTTACACCCCATCGGGCTGGCGGTATTTCGTGACCCCAATACAGGAATATCTCAGGGGGCTTTAATCGCTCCTGATGGTGTGTGGGAATATGACCAGTCAGTATCCGTGAAGGTGTAAGTGTGGGTATTTCTTACGCTTATCCGTGGAATACTCCACGGTCGGCAATAGCCAGCCCATATCTTACCTATGACCAACAGTACCGCCGCGACCGTATGTTCGCGGCTTTGCTGCATGCGAGAAAAGTGCTTTCTCTCCAGCCCGAGTGCGTGCGCTTTGACGTTTATCGCACCGCGGCGGTGCTGGAGCAAAGTCAGGGCAGTCAACGAGCCAATGCCTTTTTAATCAGCTTTTGTAAAAAGGCACTGCCGCGTCTTGAACTGGTTGCAAAAAAATATGAGTGCACAGGTATCAATAGCAAGGTATCAGCCGCTGTCTTTGGTGGTCATTTCGATACTGAGCTTATGCAGTATCTGGCATCACGTATGGTCAATATGGTCGCCAGATATAACCGACTTCCGGATATGGCGCGCGCCGATATTGACCTGCTGGCCGCTGATATCGCTAATTTCATTCGCGCTGAGCTGGCGAACATTGATGACTCTGACTTTGGTGAGTTCAGGACACTTTATGCCTGGTATATGCACGCCGGTTTTATCACTCAGCAATTTAATGTAACTCCCCCCAAGTGGGAGCGAGTGATTAATAAAGTTTTCGATAAAAATGATATCGCACCAGCAGTAATCCGTATGTTTACCGAGACATGGTGGCGTGGCCGTCTACGACGCATTGCGGCGTCATGGCGCGAACATCTGCAAATTGCAGTCGGCAACGTCAGTAAGAAACGACACGCCTACGCGAGTAAAAACTGCGTGACCGACTGGCGTGAGCAGAAGCGCCGCACGCGTGAATTTCTCAAGGGTCTGGATCTCGAAGACGAAGACGGCAACCGCATCAGCCTGATTGAAAAATATGATGGCTCGGTCGCCAACCCTGCGATACGTCGCTGCGAGCTGATGACCCGCATCCGTGGGTTTGAAAATATCTGCAATGAGCTCGGATACGTCGGGGAGTTTTACACCCTGACTGCACCGTCTAAATATCACGCCACGACTAAAGCGGGATACCGTAACAGCAAATGGAACGGTGCCAGCCCGTCTGACACGCAGAGCTATCTCACCGGCCTTTGGGCGCGCATTCGCGCCAAGCTGCACCGGGAAGAAATCCGCATTTTCGGCATACGTGTTGCCGAGCCTCATCACGACGGGACGCCGCACTGGCACATGCTTATGTTCATGTTGCCGGAAGACGTCGAGCGCGTGCGCCTCATTATTCGTGATTATGCGTGGGAGGAAGACCGCCACGAACTGAGAAGCGATAAAGCCAAAAAAGCGCGCTTTCATGCCGAGGCCATTGACCCGGAAAAGGGCAGCGCTACCGGCTATATTGCTAAATACATTTCGAAAAACATCGACGGCTATGCACTCGATGGTGAAACCGATGACGAAAGCGGTGAGCTGCTGAAAGAGACTGCTCCCGCTGTTTCAGCATGGGCGGCACGCTGGCACATCCGTCAGTTTCAGTTTATCGGCGGTGCGCCGGTGACGGTCTACCGTGAGTTGCGTCGCCTCGCTGATACAGAGACTGCCCACGGCCTGAGCGTTGAGTTTGCCGCCGTTCATGATGCCGCTGACGCCGGTGACTGGGCTGGTTACGTAAATGCGCAGGGTGGTCCGTTTGTCCGTCGCGATGATTTGCAGGTACGCACGCTGTATGAACCGCGCGCCGAGTTTAACCAGTATGGTGAGGAAACAGTCTGCATCCGTGGCGTGTACGATTCCGCTATCGGTGCCGGCACCCCTATTTTAACCCGGCTCACGCAGTGGAAAATTGTACCGAAGCGTGCCGTTGATTTGGCCGTTGACGTTAAGGGCGCTCCTGCGCCCTCTCGGAGTTCTGTCAATAACTGTACGGGAAGCGAAAGCGATCCACCG